TATGCTGGTCAGATATTAAACGACTCATTAAGAGATTTTGATGCAACCCTTAATTTTAATAAAGCTAATGATGCTGGTCTTACTTTTGTTAAATACTATGGTGATGTTATTCCAACTACTAGAGATTTTTGCAGAAATTTAGTAAATGGTGTATATAACAAAAGAAGTGGTGGACTTTTTACAATTGATGAAGTCAAGCGATTATGGACTACTAGATCGTGGTCAGGAAAGAAATCAGGCAATCCGCTTGTAGTTAGAGGTGGATATAATTGCAGACATCAATTTAGTTATGTCAATCCTGATTGGTATGACAAAAAAGGCGAACTAATAATATAAACAAATAGGAGAAACAATGTCAGAAGACAACAAGGTTAATCAACCGCAAAATGATGTTCAGGAAGCTGAAGTTAAACAAACTAAAACTGACGAAACAAAACCAACACCAAGTTTTAATCAAGAAGATGTTGATAGAATAGTCAAGCAAAGACTAGAAGCTGAGAAAGCAAAACATCAAAGACAACTTGATGAGACTAAAAAAAAAGAAGAAGAAATAATTAAAGAAAAACAAGTGCAAGAAGCTAAAACAAAAGCAGACTTAGAAAATCTTATGAAAGCTAGAATAGCTGATAAAGATAAGGAATTAGCACAATGGAAATCTAAAGTTAAAACAATAAATGTAGATAACTCTATATTATCTTTAGCTTCTAAGAATAATGCTATTGCACCTGACCAAGTAGTATCTTTGTTAAAGAATGAAGTTAATTATAATGATGATGGTAGAGTAGAAATACTTGATAATAATAAAAACATTAGATATAACTCTAAAGGGGAATTATTAACAATTGAAGATCGAGTTAATGAATTTTTAGATGCTAACCCACATTTCCGAAAAGGGTCTTTAGCTGGGACAGGATCAACCAGTAGTATCGAGGGTAAAACTGTAAAACCATTTAATATTCAGGAACTAGATATGAGTAAGGCAGAAGATCGTGCTAAATATGCAGAGTATCGCAAAGAACGAGATTCTAAACCAACTCAAATAAACTTAACAAATAAATAATAAAGGACAAATAAAATGGCAAACGAAAGCACAAGTTCTACACTCTCGGAATTATATACTGAGATTGTAGCTGAAGCATTATTCGTAGCAAGTGAAAGATCAATTATGCGACCACTTGTAAAGAATTATGCAATAGCTGGTGGTGGAAAGTCAGTTGAAGTTCCAATCTATGCGGCAGTTTCTGCGGCGGCGGTATCGGAAGCATCTGATCTATCTAACACAGCTATCAATCCATCTTCTGTAACTATTACAGCATCAGAAAATGGAATAATGACAACTCTAACAGATTTAGCAAGAAACTCTGCACCAAGAAATGTTGCGGCGGACATTGGTAAACTTTTTGGAGAAGCAATAGCAAAAAAAATCGATACAGACCTAACAGCTTTATTTGGTGGTTTTTCAACTACAGTTGGATCAGCATCAACAGCTATGTCTGCGGCATTGATTTTTCAAGCAGTAGCAAAATTAAGAGCAACTGGTGTACCAAGTGATAATCTTGCTTGTGTATTACATCCACAAGTAGCTTTTGATTTAAAATCAGGTTTAACAAATACATTTGCTAACCCTAATCCGGGTGCTGGTAACGAAGCATTAAGAACAGGATTTGCTGGTCAAATCGCTGGTGTTAGTGTTTACGAAACTTCTAACATGGCAGATTCATCAGGTAATAATCCGGGAACAACTGGAGATTACAAAGGTGCAGTATTCCACCCTGATTCTTTAGGTCTAGCTATGATGCAAGATCTAAAAATCGAAACTCAAAGAGATGCGAGTTTAAGAGCAGACGAGATTGTTGCAACAGCAGTTTATGGAGTTGGAGAATTACATGACTCTTATGGCTGTGAAGTTGAATCAGACTCATCAATCCAGTAATAGGATATTTATAAGGGCGAGAAATCGCCCTTATATTAACTAGGAGAAAATTATGGAAGAAATGATAAAATTAACAAATGGAAATAAAACCATTATGAGATCAAAAATACAATACGAAGCAAATGTGGAACATTTTAAATTAAGAGGTTTTGTTCCTTTTGAAGATGTAAAAAAAGAAATTAAGAAAACTACATTAAAAGATATTACAGATAAAGTTGTTCAACTTAAACCAAAGAAAAAAAAAACAAGGAAAAAGAAATGAAAGATTTAAAAAAATATTGGCAAATGGCAAAAGACAATCCTAAAGTAGCGGCTGGAGTTGCTATAGTTGTTATAATTATATTAACTTGGGTATTTTAATATGGCAAATTTTACTGGATCAAATGTTATAACAACATCAGATGTTTTAAAATATCAACCTGATGCTTTTAGTTTTGGTATTTCTACAACTGCAACTGAAACTGTTAATTTTTTAGCACAAACTACAAATGATATTCTTAGACAATTAAGAATAGAGTGGTTTCCTACTTATAAAACAAATGTATATACAGATATTACAGTTCTTAATACTGCTGAAATGGAAAACACAAAAGTTAATTTAGATCAGTTTGAAAGGGCTGGTGTTTATTTATTTTTAGGAAGATTCTATTTACCAGCATTAACTAAATTTAGACCTGAGACAGAAAAAGATAGATTTGAAAGAATGGGTGAATATTATATGTCAGAATATAATAAAGAATTTAGATCAATACTAGAAGATGGTGTTGAGTATGATTCCACAGCAGACGGAACAATCGTTACAAATGAAAGAGAACCTTTACATGGATATAGACGATTGAATAGATAATGGCTGTCAATCTAAATATTAAAACAAATCAAAAACAAGTAGCCGCTAAATTTAAAAGATTTGGTGCTGTATTACCTAGAATAATTGATAAAGGTGTTAAACAAGCTGGATTTCAATTAGTAGATATTATTAGAACAAAAACAAAAAAAGGTATTGATTTTAATGATAGAAAGTTTGCACCTTATTCAGAGGGATATTTAAAATTACTACAAAGTGAGGGAAAACCAACAGCAGTTGATTTATTTTATAGTGGTAGAATGTTAGGTGCTTTAACTCCATCAATGGTAAAAAAAACAGGGAAACATAAAATATCTATAGCATTTAGTAGGAAAGAAGAAATAGATAAAGCTTTTTTTAACCAAGTAACTACTGACCCACAAAGAAAATTTTTTGGCTTTAATACTAGAACAGAAAAGATTAAAAGTAAGCAATTCAATAGATTTGTAGAAAAAGAATTAAGAAAGTTTAAAATATGAGTGTACGAGAAAATATTGCATCTAATCTACTTACAGTTATATCAGCCATATCAAGTCCTGATATAATTAAAGCTACTAGACAACCTTTTCAATTAGATGAGTTATCAGATAAACAATATCCAGCAGTAATAATACAAACATCTGAAGAAACTAGAGAAGATCAAGAATTAGGTGATGGTGCTAGAACAAGAATTGGTACTATTGATTTTCTTGTATTAGGCTTTGTAAAAGGTGCAGAAAGCAATATAGATACATCAAGAAATGAATTAATTACTGCTATTGAAACTGCTTTAGAATCTGATATTACAAGAAGTGGTAATGCACTTGATACAGAAGTTATATCTGTAGAAACAGACGAGGGTACATTGTTTCCAATTGGTGGTATAAGAATGACTATTAGGTGTACTTACGAGTTTCAATCAGGAACACCATAGGAGATATTATGAACAAAGATAAAATTATAGATAAAATAGAAAAAAAAATAGACTCAATAGAAAAATTGCATGATAAAGAAAGTTTAATGTGCGAAGAAGTTAAAGATTTACTTGCAGAATTAAGAGATGAAGATGAGGACAATATAGACGAAGAAGAAGATTTTGAAGAAGAAAATGATTTTGAAGATGACGAAAATATTGACGAAGACGAAGAAAACGAATAAAAGGATTTATGGCTAAAGACATTAAATTATATAAAGATGGGAATGAGATTACTATAAATGAAACTCAACTTGATAGTTTTATAAGTTTAGGTTGGAAGCAAGAAAAAGAAAATACATCAACAAGCAAAAAGGAAACTAAAAAATGGCAACACACTTCGGAAAAGAGGGCGTAGTAACTGCTGGTGGAACTGGTATAGGCGAACTTACTGGTTACACACTTGAAACTACTGCTGATGTTGTAGAAGATACTCAATTATCAGATGCAACTAAATCATTTGTAGCTGGAAGAACATCATTCTCAGGAACTTTAGAAATGAGTTATGATGAAACTGATTCTCCACAACAAACATTAACTGCTGGAACAACAATAGCTTTTATATTAGCACCTGAGGGTAATTCTTCAGGAGATGAGACTTTTACAGGCTCAGGAATTGTTACAGGAATGAGTGTCAATGTTACATTGGATGGAATAACTACAAGATCAGTTACTTTTCAAGGCACAGGAACATTATCAAGAGGAACTGCTTAATATTAATATATGTCAGTTATAGATAGAGTTAAAACTCATTTTGAGACTCTGCAAACTATTATTATTGAAGTTCCTGAATGGAAAGACGAGCATGGTAATCCATCTGTTTTTTATTCAGAGCCATTAACATTAGAGCAAAAAAATATTATTTTTAAAAAATCAAGTAACTTTCAAGACCTGACAGTTCTTGTTGATTTATTAATGATGAAGCTTATGGTTAAAAATGATAAAGGCGATTTAGTTAAAGCGTTTGAACCATTTGATAAACTAGCTTTACAAAAAAAAGCAGACTCAAATATTATTGCATCAATAGCAAATAAAATACTTGTAGATACATCACTTGAAGAATCTGTAAAAAAGTAAATAGCGACCCTGACATACAATCTTTGTTGGTGGTTGCTGATAGACTTAAACTCCCTATACAAAAGGTATTAGATATGCCTTTGAGCCATTATAATCTTTGGATAGCTTACTTGAAAAAAGAGCAAGATGAGTATAATAAAGAAAAGAATCTAGCACAAGCAAGGAAATATAAATAATGGCAACTCAAAAACTAAACATAGACATAGTAGCACGAGATAAAACTAAACAGGCTTTAGGCAGAGTGCAAGGTGCTTTAGCAAAAGTTAAAGGTGCTGTTTTTAATTTACAGAGTGCATTTGTAGGATTAGGTGCTGGTTTAGTAATTAGGAATTTAGTTAATACAGGGAGAGAATTAGAAAATTTACAAGTTAGATTAAAATTTTTACTTAAAGATACTAACGAGGGTGCAAAAGCTTTTGAAAACATGGTCAAGTTTGCATCTAAAGTTCCATTTTCTCTTGAAGAAATACAAGCTGGTTCAGGTATTTTAGCAACTGTAACAGACAATGCTAATGATCTACAAAAAATGTTAGAGATAACAGGAAATGTAGCGGCAGTAACAGGATTAGATTTTAGGACAACTGCTGAACAAATACAAAGATCATTTAGTGCTGGTATTGGTGCGGCAGATTTATTTAGAGAAAAAGGTGTTAGAAATATGCTTGGTTTTCAAGCTGGTGCAACAGTTTCAATACAATCAACAGTACAAGCATTTGAAGATGTCTTTGGTAGAAATGGAAGATTTGGAAAAGCAACAGATGATTTAGCAAGAACATTTGGCGGTACAATGTCAATGCTTGGAGATAAAGTTTTTGCATTTAAAAAGAATTTACTTGATGCTGGTTTCTTTACAGAGTTAAAAAATCAATTTGGAGATTTAGATAAATTTTTAGAAAAAAATGCAGAGCAATTAGAAAAGATAGCAATTGAAATAGGAACTAATTTAGCACAAGCAACAGTTACAGCCGCTAAAGGTATTAAAATGTTAGCAGATAATTTTAGAGACTTACAATCTGCTTTAGGATTATTGCTTGTAGCTTTAGGTGGAACTGTAAAAATAATTGTTGGTTTAGGTTTAATAGTAAATGATGTTAATAGAAGAATAAGAGAATTACTAGGAAATGTAAAAGATACAGTAGAAGAAACGCAAAAATTATCCGATATACTTTCAGGTGCAGATGCTAATGATGGTTTTGTAGAGCCATTAGAATCAGCTTTACAAATTATACACGACTTTGAACATGAATTATCTGTTGGTGTACCAACTGCAACAGAAAAAGCTATGTCTAAATTTAGAGAACTAAATAGTACTAGTTTAAAAACATTAGAAGATAAAATGAGAAATATAAGAATGACTATTGCAGAGGGTATTAATAGCGGAATTACTAAAATGTCAGAGGGTCTTGCAAGAGCATTTGTGTTTGGAGAAAAATTATCAGATACATTTAAAAATATGGCAAGAACATTATTAGTTAATGTGTTAAGTGCATTAA